CACCACTGTGATTCAAAATGACCAATGTGTTGCTCCAACTCTGTAGCATCCAACTCTTTTATGTTTTTAGATGCAAGTTCCAGTTCAATTTCATTATGATTAGTTTGTGAATGTTCTATACAATGAATTTTTGACATTTTATATTTCACAGTTATTATATTTACAACTTTTTTTCTTAATACAATTTTATTTTTTTTCTTTCAAGGAACATGCTATTTTTACCAAAAGTTTATTTGTGGTTGTAAGTTGCCTATCTAACACAGCAGCCACCTTTACCAGGGCTGTACATACATTGTCCCCCTCTTCGGACGTCAATAAAGTACTCAAGAGATTTCCCATGCCAAATTCCATAAAATCCATATCCTCGTCCTCGTCTTCGTCGTCATCAGAATCCAGGACTACTTCCTCTTCCACTTCTTTAGCTTTTTTCCCAGTCATTAATGAAATATATACTGAGAAAATTTCAGTTCAGAATTTTCGCACACGCGCGCGCGACTGAAAAATAAAATATTGTCTATACAGTATAACAAAAAAAAAAAATGGCTGGTGGTCTTATGCAACTTGTAGCTTACGGTGCTCAAGATGTATATCTTACAGGTAACCCAAAAGTAACTTTCTTTCAGGCGGTGTACAAACGTCACACCAACTTCGCCATGGAGAACATTGAACAAACTGTCAATGGTTCACCGGGTAACAGTGGTCGTCTGTCAGTCACAGTCGCCCGTAATGGTGATCTGATCGGTGACATGTATATCGAACTTGTGGCTGGTACCGTATTTTCTACTGCCGGTAAAGCCGAACTGTCCGGCTGCTGGGTGGCTGAACGTGCCATCAAAGATATTGAGCTGTCCATCGGTGGTCAGCGCATTGACAAACAATACCAACTGTGGTGGCGTCTGTACTCAGAACTGATGATGGACGAGTCCAAGAAAGCCAACTACGCTAAGATGACAACTGATGCCGTCGGTGGTGCTCAGACCGTATATCTGCCTCTGCTGTTCTTCTTCAATCGCAACGCTGGTCTCTACCTGCCACTGATTGCTCTTCAGTACCACGAAGTCCGTCTCGATTTTGACCTGTCAAGCGAGTTTGCTTCATACACAGACGGTTCCACCTTCAAAGTGTGGGGTAACTACGTATACCTCGACACCGAGGAACGCCGCCGCTTCGCCCAGAAAGGTCACGAGTACCTTATTGAGCAAGTACAACACACCGGTACCGACACCGTCGTCTCCGGTGGCACCAAACAGGTCCGCCTGTCCTACAACCACCCAGTCAAGGAACTGGTGTGGGCTTTCAACGACGGTTCGGTCGCCAATGCTGCCGTATGGAACTTTACGTCCAACGCCCAGACCTCAAATGCGGTCGTTCTGGAATCTAATCCATGCTCATATAACATGCTCGCCGCGGCCCAAAATAACATTACCCTGTCCTCAACCACTCTGGCGACCGGTGCACCACAATATGTTGGTGGCTCCCCCAATGATGCGGACAACTCCAATGTCTCACAATGCCAATGGTGCGAAGATGGCACCCCAAGCGTCAGACTCTCAGCTGGTCCTCTCGATACCTTCAAACTCATCCTCAACGGCCAGGACCGCTTCAAAGAACAAAAAGGCAAATACTTCAACCAAATTCAACCATACTACCATCACAGTGGCTGCCCATACCCAGGTATCTACTCCTACTCCTTCGCCCTCAAGCCCGAAGAGCATCAACCCACCGGTACTTGCAACTTCTCCCGCATCGACAACGCCCAGGTACAGGTCACGCTTAAAAGTGCTACTACTGACTGTCAAACCCTCAACATGTTCGCCACCAACTACAATGTTCTGCGCATCCAGTCAGGTATGGGTGGCTTAGCCTTCTCCAACTAAATTAAAAACACTAAAAAAATAAATAAATAAAAAAAAAAAAATATTTTTTAACAAAAAAAAAAATGTTAAAAAATATTTAACAACAAACATGGCACAAGAGAGAAAAAAACAAAACGCCGAAAGGAGAAAACGCGCGCGTGTGAAGCGCGTTTCGCGTAAAGCAATTACTGCGAATGTCCAACGTTTTAATGTGAGTTCTTTAAAAAAAATGCCTAGACCACGTAGGGTATATCTAATAGACAACGACTCTGTAAATTTTATAAATTGTGGGAATAATATAGTCAAAGTGAAAACTCCTGAAACTTCAGGAGTAATAAAAAAGGAATATCTTAATCAGAAATTTGTAAAAAATGCGGGTTTCACAAATGCTCAGAATGATTTAGTTCAATTGTTAATACGAGCAGATATTAGAAATCCGGGTATTTTCTTTGATCCTGCTTCTGGGATGGAAAAGTATGAAAATGGTAAACTTAATAAACTAAGATATAATCCCGGTGATAAGATTTATATTGATTTTGATAGGACTATTACTCAATCAGAAGGAATGTTGGGTACTGTTTCAACTGTGAATGGTGTTTTTAAACAATATATAAATTTTGGATACACTGGAAATAAAAATTTAGATGACATGATTGCTATTTATATGGGAGGTAATGCACGCTGGGTTCGTATTAAACGAATGATTGAGAGAATGATAAATAGTGTAGGACGGTCTAATGTAATTATTCTTACCAATAACCCCAGTGTTGATTTAATAAAAGATTTTATGCGTAGAATGGTTGGTCATAGTGTAATGGTAATTTCTCGTAAAAAATTACCATTGTTTAAAAAACTCACAAAATGTCAAATTATTGAAATTCTAAATCGCAATAATTCAAATCGCAATAAAAAAAATCTGTTGTCAATTTACAACAATTTTGAAGAGAGACTCAGAAAATTAAGGGAACTCACTGGATAAAATCTCCGTACTTATATGTTTTTGTATTGTTTAGAATGTCATTAATTTGTAATGTTTTAAATTTATAATAAGAAATATCACTCGCCTTGATTTTCTGATTATGAAAATTATTTTTAGGACCTGCGCATTTTTTCACTTTGTTGGTAATATTTTTGATTTTGTTTCCATTTTTATCGAAAATTGATGCGAACAAAATCGGCAGTGAAAAATTAATCGATTGTTGTGATGAAGGCGGAGGCCAGCTATATTTATCATTGTTTCTTGAAATGAATGTGTATATTTTCCCGTTGTAGAAATATTTAACTTTTAAAATAAACCTGTCGACATTAGATGGCATTTTTTCGATGATTAAATTTTCGTATATTTGCGGTTTAAAAAATCGCGTGATATCCACCCAGTAATTTGTTGAATACGCACTCCAAAATGTAATTTCATTTTCCCAAAACGTGCTGTCAATGCGTCGGCATCGTTTTGAATTGAATAGTTTGTATTCTAATGACGCCGAAACCACATCATAATTTTTGTATTGGAAAAAAAAATAATTCTTACAAATGGTGAACAAATAAATCAAATTAAAAAATAAATTCATTTTAATTTAATAATGGAAAAAAATTTTTTAAGTATATATAACAATAAAATAGAAGAATATGAAAATTTAATAAAAACAGACCCTAAAAATAATCAAAAACATACGTATGAAATGGCAGAATATATGTTAAAATGTATGCCTTTTATAACACAATATGCAACTCAAGAAACTGATGTTACAATAATGCCCACATTAGAAACCATTTTAAATTCAGACAAACACGAAAAAGTTGGTCTTCAAAAAAAACAGATTTTAATTGATTATTTCAACACAATGGATAGTAAAAAAACATATGATTCTAATAAACCACCGACGAATAAAAAACATAACAACAGGGGTTCATTGCCAGAATTAATTTGTAATAAATGTAATTCAAAAAATATTTATACCGATGAGGAAAAGTCTGATACTATATGCCACGACTGTGGATATTGTGAACATATTAAAATGGAAGGCATTTTGACATATAAAGAAGAACAAGAAGTCCAAAAAGTTTTCGAATATTTTTATAAAAGAGAAAATCACTTTAATGAATGGATAAATCAATTCCAAGCCAGAGAAACAACAAATATTCCTAACGAAGTGATAGAACAATTGAAAGCGGATTTCAAGAAGAACAAGATAAAAGATTTGACCGAAATTACACAAACAAAAGTTAAATCATGTTTGAAAAAATTAAATTATAGTAAATACTATGAACACGTTCCCTACATCACTAATTTATTAAATGGGATAAAACCACCTAAGATGAGTCAAGAGTTGGAAGATAAACTTCGATTGATGTTTCAACAAATCCAAGATCCATTTGATAAAAATTGTCCAAAAAAACGTAAAAATTTTTTGAGTTATTCATATGTATTGTATAAATTTTGCGAACTTTTAAGCGAAGATGTGTATTTACCGTGTTTTCCACTTTTGAAATCAAAAGAAAAACTGCACCAACAAGACGTTATTTGGAGAAAAATTTGCAATGAACTTCAATGGGAATTTATTGCAACGAATTAAAATTCGTAAAATTCACAAATCAATGAACTACTGTCATCACTATGAGGAAAATTAATAAGTAAACCTTTTTGGATTCCTGTTAATTTCATGTAATTTTTAACTTGTGTCTTCATTGCGCAATTTATTGTTCGAACGGCTTTGAGTTCGACAATAAGATTGTTGTCCACAATCAAATCTGCTCGAAGGTTTCCAATTGTATGTTCTTCAAATACAATTGGAATAATTCTTTCTGTTTCATAATTTATATTATTTTTCCTAAGTAAAACCTCCATTGCATTGTGGTAAACACTTTCACTAAAACCAGGCCCGAGTGTTGAATATACTTGTGTAGCAAGTTGTTTAATCATTGAATCTTTCTAGTTTCCAATCTTTATATATAGGCACGATTAGTTTCCAATTTCAAATCTTTCTAGTTTCCAACCTCTATGTATAAAAATAGACTGATTATTGTATCTCATTCTAATATTTTCAAATATTGTGTTTGTATATTCTTTAAGATTTTCAAATATACCTTCAATTTCGGTGAGTTTGGATCGGTCTTGAATAAGTTGTCTAAATAAATCTGAACCGGTATCAACAAACATTCTTAGAATATTATATATATCTCGTTTCTTTTCGAGTGCTTTTTCGCGTTGTTGAATAATTCTTCCGAAATCTTCTTCACTTAACTCATTCATTAGAAATTTTACCCGTAAATCAGAATTGTTCACTTGTTCGGGTATGTTTCTATAATTCCATCGAAGTTCATAGTTTTCAATATGAGAAATAAGCTCATGAATTCTGAAGATTGTAACGTTTCGAGTTTCTCGAACATTGAATGCATTCCTCATCTCATAAAGTGTCGGAAATCCCCCACATGGAATGTCACCTAGGTTTCGTCCAGGGTTAGCCGTTGCGTTATTCCTTTGAAATTCGTAATAATGAGGATTATGAATAATTCCCTGTTCAATTCTCCCTGTGTTCCAGTTATAAACAGTGTGACACGAAGGACACCACATTTGCGAACACCCACTAATTTTGAAATGAATAGTTCCGCATTTGGGACACGGTTTGGAATCCTTCTTCAGAAGTTTCACAGTTGCAACTGCATTTGGATCACACACGTGTTCTTCGTCTTTCTTTTCATTACATTCAGAACAGATGTAATTTTCGCAAATATCGCACTTCCATCTCGTTGATAGAAAGCCTTTACAATCCTCAGTTGGACACTTACGAACAAACTGTTTCTTTTCAACAAGTTCAGGTTGACCCCCTCCACGAAGAAAGTCAATTTCGTTTTGGAGATTTCGGATGTGGTCTCGTTGTCTGGCAAGTTCATCTTGAGCTTCATTGATTAAAATGTTCACTGAACGGATTCTTTTTTCACGAACAACCAAATGTTGGGTTTCGGGTAGTCTACATTTTTCTCTTTCAAGCAAGACATTCTCTCTATGGTTTTTTAGGTCTTTGTTTCTGAATATTTTTGTACAGGAAACATCAACAAATTCACGATTCCATGCGTTCTTACATTTCATACAGTGAGGATCATTCGTACTAGAAAGTAGATATGTTTGAATGCATTTTCTACATGAAACAAAATCACAAAATGGACATGATACTTCTTTGTGATTACGTTTATTAAAATTCTCGCAACAAATTGAACAACTCATTTAAAATATATATATATATATTTATTTTTTTAACTGACTGAAATTTTTTTTTGAGATGTTGAGTTTGATTGGGACACTTTAATTCCAGAATTTTTCAATAAAGATTGTACCTTTAATTTTTCAACTGCAGCCGTTTGGTTGTATTGTGTTTTCACTACAGCTGCTCGTTTTTGTCTTTCTTTTTTAACTGCATTTTCGTATGTCAAAATCTCACTTACTTTTTTACGTTTTAATTTTAGTAAAATATTTAGTCTTCTAGATTGATTGATTTGTTGTTCTCCCTGAAAAAGTTTCTTCACTTGTGCAGTTTCACTGTAGTTGAATTTATCTTGGCTTAAAATTTCTGAAACATTACTCGAATTTGTTTTCTTTAAAATTTGAACTTTTTGAATTGAATTTTTAAGTTTTTCTTCAAAAGTTCGTAATGGTTTATTCATATTTCTAACTTTAGGAACTTGATTTTTTTTAAATCCTGTTTCCTGTCTAAAATTGACAACAGTCGAGTTATATGTTTTTTTTATTTTATTCTTCTGAACTCTATATTTTTTTAAATTTTCAAGTGTTATTTGTTGTTTTTTTAATTCATTGATAAGTGTCTGAATTTCTAACATTAACACTGACGCAATATTTTCATACTTTTTCATTTTTATAATATTTACCTTATATTTTTTGTTGGATATTTCTCATTTCTCTTAAAAGCGCCTGTACATTTCTATTCAAATTGACACGTCGTGACGCGGTTTGTTGGTTAGCAATGACGGTCATATTATTTCTTTTCTTTGTCGCATTTGACTGTGCAACTTTAGTTAACATAGCAACTTGATTAGTGAGATATTTCCGTAATGTAGACAACACATTATCCATATCACGAATACGAGGACAGTTTCTTTGATTTACACATGATTTATATGGATTAAATTTCAAATTTATATTTGTCTTATTTAATCTTTTATTTGCTCCTAAATAAAGGTTATTTATATCAGTCGAATATTCTACTTGAATTTGGTTAATTTGTCCATTAATTTCTCTCATTTGATTTCTAGCATTGGTAATAGTTTGTTGATTAGGAGAAGAACGCAAACTCTGAACTACATTTTTAATTGATGTAAATAAAGTACGAGCTTTTGTATTGTATTTTCCCCCTGTGTTATTTGGTATTTTATTTTGAGCGAGCGCATTTGCGGCTGGAGCGAGTTGAGCGAGTTGAGCGAGTTGCGGCGGTGGAGGCGCTGGAGGAGGCATTGTTGTTATAAAGAAATTTTTTTTTTTTTAAATTTTAGTTTGAAGTCTATAAAGTTCTCTTAAAACATTATTTATTATTCTCGTATTTTTCTGTATTTTTCTTTTTTTGACTTTAATTGTAATTTCTTTTGGATCATGAAATTTTTTTGATTTTAAAACTCGATTAATATTTTGTTTAGTTGGTGCAGCACCTATTTTACTCGCTACTTTGTTTAGGTTTTGTATTTTTGGATTTTTTTTTAAAAGAATTTTGTAATTCTGTAATGTTAAAGGCGATCGTGGATCAACATACCAAATTTTTTCACTGAAATTATTGATACGTGGATCTAAAAAATTCATTTATAATTTAAAAACAATTTAATTTTTTCTTCATAGGTCATCCCAAAATTATAAATATTTATGTTTTTTAAATTAATATTAAAACAATGTTCAAATTTGTATTCTATCCTATTATTTAAAATCTGATTTAATAAAAGTTGAATAAATAATTTTACTTTTGTAATTTTTTCATAGTTGTTATAAGTATTAGAGATTTTGACTACCAAAATCTCGTCTGGGTTTTTATTTAAAAAAGCCAAACCTGGGATTTCTTCAAGAGTCCCTCCGTCAATATAATGGAAATCGTTATACTCAAACGCCGAAAAAATAAATGGAATGGAAATAGACATACAGATTGCGTCAGCTACAAGCATATGCGGGTGAGAATCAACCGAAAAATATTCGGTTGATGATTTGTTTACGCAATACGCTGAAATGTGAAATTTTTTTTTTGTTTTTTCAAAAAGTTCTAAAAATGTAGAGTCCCAATATGTTTTAATAGTTTTTTTAATTTCCTCGTGTCCAACAAAACCAAAGTGTGACAATACATTTTTTAAATTTGGTTTTGTTAATATTGAGACATCAATTTGAAGACATATTTCCAATATGTCTTCTATTGATATATCTAAAATAATTAGTAATCCAATTAAAGAACCAGCAGATGATCCCGAAATTTCTTCAATAGAAGACAAGTCAGATTCAATTGATTTTAATTTTCCTAATATTGAGAATACTCCCATTGCACATGGTCCCAAAATTAAATATTTGAATACCATTTTAATAATACTGAGGAAACGTTTTTCTAAGTAAAGCAAACACAATGGAAAATATCATTGCATGTGATAGAATTGAAACCATACTGGTTTTAGAACTTTGTGATGGTATGGTGAATAGTAACCCTGGACTCAAAATAACAAATAGAATTCCAGAAACAATTAAATCAGTGGGAGTGAGTACAAGTTTCATTGATTTAGCAATGATGCTGTAAATAAGTACAAATACAAGCGCATGAAAAATTACAGATTGGACTGATGTGTGCATTGTGTTTATTTTTAGTGTTTTTGGGAGTTCGAAAATAAGACCTGGACTTAATAAAGCAAACAAAGCAGTCGGTGTGGAAATTTTAGGAGAATTTATATTTAACATTTTATACTATTAACTAGCATTTTTACTTTTGTGCTTTGTTGAATGTTCGTAAATAAAAGTACAAAAATCATCATAATCTGAAAAATTCATGATATCATTATGGATACATGTATCACTTACATAAGAAGTGATAGAATGCCACATATTCAACAAATCGAGAGAGTGCCAAGTCTTCCAATCTTCATAATCGAGTTCTGTGTCATTTGGTAGATTTTCATCATAATTAGTATCATTATTATGATGAGAAGTGACCGTCAGTTCAGCCTCGTTTCTGTATTGTGACCAAACCATGTTTTTGTTTTATTTTATGTATAGCCTGTTCTTTTTAATTTATATTTTTTTATTAACACCTGTAAGACTAATTACACTCGACTGTTTCGTCTCCAGATTATCAACAATACAATTCATTGCTGTTTCTGTTTTAGTTTCATCTCCATTAAAATGTATCAAAAGACCAGATTGAACCCTATCTTTTGTGAGTGTCTCTCTCTTTTTCGAATTACGAAGTGTGACTTTTCCTTTTTTTAGGTTTACATTGTCAATACCTTCTGTCTGCATAAAACCCATTATAAAACTTTTGAGTTCTCTTTCTTTTTGGTTCAAGACCTTTATGTCCTTTCTTGCTTCTACAAGTGTTTTTTTAATATTTACCCACTCTGACATTTTTGTACGAAATTCAGTTGTAATTTCATTTGAACCACCTGATTTGTCTGACGACATTTTTGTTTTATTTAATTATTTAAAACTTTAAGTGCAAATTTTCCGTTGCATAAGATCTGGAACGATGGTGGAGTTATTCCAAGCGTAAGGTTGTTTTGGATTTGGTGGCTCTGAACGTATTTGTTGATTAGCATTTCTGAGAGTACCACCAATGGTTTCTGGCCAACCAATCTGTCCTCTTGGTTCTAAAAAGTTTTGCCCTTTTAAAATGTCATCTGGTGCAAACTGTCCAAAGTCTTCTTTGCTAGCTACCTCACGAGGTAAAAGTGATGCAGCGAGACCCGTCCCAGCATTCATAACACTTAAATTATTTTTGTTCCCATTATTTGATGTGACGGTGGCATAGCCAGTTGTATCAACACCTGAACCAACAATAGCAACAGCAGCGTCAGCAGCTTCGTAACTACTTTTATTAGATGTCAAGTACAACATAACTAAAAATACAGCTACAATAACCAATAGTGAACGGCAGTTTAGTTTCATTTTTTTTTTATAATATAATCAACAATTTTTTTTTTTCACAAAAAATCTTCTTCTTCTTTTTGTGACCCAGACTCAGACTCGTCGTCCTGAAATAAATACTCTGGTTCCTTTGGTTTTTTTACTGGGGGTTTCATTCGTACTTGAAAAATTCTCCATACTGGACAGAAAGTTTTTTTCATAAATAGAATTCCAGAAAACTCCAATATCATATCACATGCTGTATTTTCTGTAATATTTGAATCATCATCAATGAGTTTTTTATCATGTGAAAACACACGTGTTATTTTATTTATTTTTGAAACATTCATGCACCCTGATGTATGGCTTCGCATATACGCGGTTTCGAGAGTCTTTTTCTGTACAGGTTTACCAAACCATTCATTTGAATTGTCTAATGCAGCTGACATATTTTGTTCATCTATATTATCGATTTTTTTAACATCTGCTTCTGTAACACGGATTGTGATATCTTCATTGTTAAAATCTGTTTCAAAATTAATACTTTTCAACTGAACCGTAACCCTACCATCGCCATCACCAAGTACCTTTGAGTAATACCTACCATCTTTAAGTTGTATTGGTTTAGTGTAATGCATTTTATTTTTAGATTATATAGAAAAAATTTCTTTAATTAATTTTAAATAATGACTTGTAAAAAGGGCGCAACATATATCAATAAATACGGTGATCAAGATATATCAAAATGTAAATCTAATTTTGAAAATAAACAATGTGAATGTTATGCAAAAATGAACACAAAAAAACCAAATGAAGAACAAATCTGTGGGTTTATGGAAAATGGTTTTTTTTTTCATTGTGATGTAGGATGTTGTAATGATGGATGTCCTGGTCAATGTCCAGGAATAGAAAGTCGACCACCTTACGCCACGGAAACTCAGGGGGACACGGTCACTATTGGTGCTAATTCCATAAGATATACAATTTATACTATATTTTTTCTTATTATATTGAGTACTTTATCATTATTTGTCAAATGAATTTATCCGAGAAGTAATACTTGACCACCATCTTCACACGAACACTTTTTCCATGATGTTCCTGATAACATTCTGGTTAAATCAGTTGAAACTGGCTGTTTCTGTTGTTCGTTTGTAATAGATTCTACCGTTTCATAACCTGCATCGTCTGTCAAATTCGCTCCTACAATATTATTTTGTGGTATAGTCCCCATTTTAAGTTTTGAGGGAGGAGCCTTACCATTTGGCTGTGAGGGAGGAGCCTTACCATTTGGCTGTGAGGGAGGAGCCTTACCATTTGGCTGTAAGGGAGGAGCCTTACCATTTGGATGTAAGGGAGGAGCCTTACCATTTGGATGTAAGGGAGGAGCCTTACCATTTGGCTGTAAGGGAGGAGCATTTGGTTGTGAGGGAGCCTCTTCCTCTTCCTCTTCTTCCTCAACCTCAACCTCAACTCCTTCCAATGATTCACGAATACCACTCAGTAACATACAAGCGAGTAAAAATACAACTGTGTGTAAAAACAACCCTTTTGTTGTAGGGCACCCTGATTCATTCGAAACCCAATTACCAACGAAACGTCTAGCAATTTTAAACATTTCTGGGTTGGCCATGATGAAAAATACAAGTGCTGTAAAAATAGGAACGCGTAACATTTTTTTTGTATATATTCTTACCAGAAAAAAAAAATAACTTAAAGTTTCTACGATATATATATTCAAAAAGAAATAAACAATGGCAACTACAGTTATGAAATCCACATCTTTCGAGCCATCTGCTATGTCATTCTCCAAACTTCGTAAAAACAAAAATGGAGGCAAGACTGTATACATTCTTGCTTCTGGAAATAAAAAAACTTATATCCAACTTCCATATATGCGCGCTCCTTTCGGTCTGAGTTCATATACAGATGAAAAGTCCGGAACCACTTCTTATAATATCAATCTATCATTTGACAGTAACAACCCCGAACTATGTGAACTCGAAAAGAAAATGACAAATATAGATGATCAAGTTATAGAGTTGGTTTCTAAGAACTCAAAAGAGTGGCTTGGTAAGACTTATAATATCGCTGTCATCAAGGAAGCGCTATACAAGCCACTTGTCCAACCAAGCAAGACCGGAACTGACGGAAACACGTATTCACCGACAATGAGAATCAAGGTTCTATTTGACAATATGAAACAAACTTTTATTCCTACAGCTTATAATTCGAAACGCGAAGAGGTTTCTTTGGATTCGATTGAAAAACAACAACGCATTCTAACAATTATTGATATTAATCAGATTTGGTTTGTTGATAACAAGTTTGGTGTAAGTGTGCGTTTGCAACAAGCTCTGCTGGAACCTTCACAGAAATTACCTGCTTTTGCTTTTGACATTGACAAAAACGAAGACGAAGACGAAAACGAAGACGAAGACGAAATTGACTTTGAGTAAAAAAATATTAATTAAATAATATATATAAAAAAAAAATGAATGATTTGAGAAATAATATGTATCAGTATGTTCCTATATCACAACGTGAAAAATTAGGAACTGAATTAATACAAAAATTAGAAAAAAATGGTTGTAATCCAGAAAAAGTTCTTTCTGTTTTGACAAATAATGGAGGAAAATCTGGATTACAATTAAGAGAAATAATAACACAAACACCGATTCGATATCAAAATTACGCACTTGCGAAAAATTTTAAAAAAGGAATTGCAAAAATTGGCCAAGGTCAATATGGTACTATATATATTGGATGTTTAGATATCGGATGTAAACAAGAAATTGCAATCAAAAAATCAAAATGTAAAAGTGGTTCTATTGATAAAGAGTTTAAAATCATGTCAATGGTTTATAAATTATCACCAAATATTACAATTCCATATCATTTAGAAAAATGTGGTTTGAATTGCGTTCTTTATTTAGAATATGCATCAGGAGGGTCTCTACAAGAATGGTTACTAAAACATGCTTCCTTTCTAAAACCCGAACAAATTAGAAACATCGTATTTCAAATTATTTATACAATTAAACTTATTCAACAGAAATACCCATCATTTCGCCACAATGATTTAAAAACTGAGAATGTTTTGGTGAATGATAGAGCGTCTGCACAAGGTTATTTAAAATATGGAAACTACTATGTACCAAATATAGGTGTCCAAGGCTTGATTGCTGATTTTGGGATTTCAAATATCGGGGATATGGATGGTCAAGACGTCATTCCCGAATTTTGGAAAAACCAATATGGAATTATAAAAAATAGTAACAAATTATATGACATTCATTATTTTTTGAATGATCTATATAGAGTTGCAAGTTTCTTGCCCCAATCTAATACTACTTTTATCAAATTTATCAAAAAAATATTCAAACCGGAATATTTAGGTTATACTACATCAAAAATTGTTAATATGCGTTTACGAGCGGATGTCAGTCATAAGGACTTACCAACAATCGACCAAATTTTGAATAACCCATATTTTAATACCTACAAAACAAAACAAAACTTTGTGAATGTCTTTAATATAAAATACAATAGAAATAATTTAATGAAATTAATGCCACAACAACACGTCCAATTTAATCAAGGAGTTTTACCAAATATAATTGTACCCAAACCACCTAAACCTAAACCACCTACACCTAAACCTAAACCACCTACACCTAAACCTAAACCAATTACACAAAAATCAAATCGAAATCGAGTTGTAGCTATGAAGACTTTAAAAAATTTAAAAGAATTTGCTAGAAATCGTAAAATTAAAGGTTTCAGTGTGTACAAAAAGGCCCAAATTGAAAATTTGAGACGTAAAATATTAAATAGTGTCATCGCGGCACCTGCGGCACCTGCGGCACCTGCGGCACCTGCGGCACCTGCTGCACTTCGAAACCGAGTTGCAGCTATGAAGACTTTAAAAAATTTAAAATCTGTTGCTAGAAATCGTAAAATTAAAGGTTTCAGTGTATATAAATTTAACAGAATTGAAAACTTGAGAAAAAAAATATTAAATAATATATAAAAAATGAAAAATCAAAAGTTATTATTTTGGGCTTTTGTTGCACTCGTGTTTCTTTATTTAATAAATTTTCGATTAACATCAGGAAACAGTTCATCAGGAAATAGTTCAGGGTGGACTGTTTATGGTACAAACGGGTGTTCTTGGACTCGTAAACAGATAGATTATATGAAAAATAAAAAAATCCCGCATACGTATGTAGAATGTGATAAAGAAGATTGTGGTGACATATCTTCATACCCTACATTGAAAAATTCCAGTGGTAAAATTCTTGTAGGATTTAACCAAATATAAAAATATTAAATAATAAATAAATATGAATGGAAAGTGTGGGCCATCTTCTAAATGGCCATGTGGAGAACCTCCGTATAGACCAAATGCGTGGAAAACTACAGTAATGTCACACAACTGTTATGCTTATATGTTAAATGATTTAACAAATAAAAACCGTGTAACGGGTAAATCACAACCGGGATGGGCTTATAAAATTAAAAAACACAATTATGGATACAGAGGAATTGATAATCTAACTTGCGCCGAAACGATTCGTGGTGTTATGAAAGATAACCCTGAACATTTAAAAGTCTATACTTTGCCATATGGTTCAAGAATGACACCACCTTCGCTACATTATAAAGGTTTTTTAATGGTTAGTCCGAATGAAGATTTTCACTTTGCTCGTCAAGATAATCGAATGATTCGAGTATATAACTCCATGATTCGCAACGGGGATGCGGATACACGGGATAATAATAAATTTTTAAATAAGCTTTTGTTTTACTCAAAAAAACGAATTCCTGAAATTTATCAATTTATTCCAAAAAGTACATTGAAATCACAACTTCGTTTTCTGTATAAAAATTCGAAAACTTGGTCACATAAACCAGGTTCAACGCCAGTGAGTGACAAAGACGCCGACGGTAAATTAATTTTCGATCCACTGAAAGCTAATTGGGATTTCAGTGGTAAAGGAGGAATAAATTATTCGAAAAAATGTTGTTTTTTTACAATTCCTGTGAATACACATAAACCTACATTTAGTTCAGGTGTAGGTAGCAATACTTCAAATTTAAATAAAAAAATCCGAACCAATATTAGTACAACAAAACGACACCAAGAATTAGATGCCCGTGTTCGGAAATTACTCAACATCATTTGAAAGAATGCGCTCGAGTTCCGATGAAATTTCTAATTCTAAATCATCAATGAGTTCTTGTAGGTCTACTTCCTCTAAATTGATATTAATGTCTGTAATTGCTGGTGCGTTATTCAAAAATTGTTCATCCTGACCAAGTCTGTCTAAGATACTAAAAATTGCATGTGACGAAAGTTGAGAAACATTTGACTCGTCTGTTCTATTATTTTCAATTCGAATTGTCACTTTAAAATTTGAAACATCAAATTTTTTTCTACAAAGTGGACAAGTGTGTTTACCTGCGTCTTTCCAGTTTTGTATACATGACGAATGAAACATGTGTCCACACCAAAGCCGTTTAGTTCCTCGTGTTTTCCGAATTGAATTTAAACAAATAGAACAAGTTTCTTCTTTCTGATGTAAATGGCAATTTTTAGTATTTTTACAAGGAGTACCTTTTTTTGTCAATACACCACAAGACATTTTTTTATATATTAAACAAAAAAAAAATTTTATATTCTCCTCGGATTATTTCTCCGAAGTCTATGAATTTCATATTCATATGTTTTTATAGCATCTCTGTATTTTTCTCTAATTTCATCTTCCACATTTTTTTTAAATAAAATAATAGGATCTTTGATTTGTTCTTTACGACAAATCGGACAACATTCCGAATTAACAAACCAACTTAATATACAATTTAAGTGATACGAGTGACCACAAGAAAGTCTTTTTGTTTTTGCAGAATTTGTACTTGGGACTTTTTCAAAACAAATTGAACAAACTTGTTTTAAGTGTCGTGAACAATATTCATCCATCAAAATTAAATTTTTGCATTGTGTTCCTGTTGTTTTATTAATCCATTTACACTCCATTTTATATTTTTTAAATTATTTATTTTTTTAATTATATTCGCCTGAATTTCCAATATTGATTCATTACCATTTACAATGTGTTTCTCACAAGTTATTTTTTCTAACATTTCTTTGTATTTTTTATCAAGTGTTTCGAGATAACTGTAATCTATTAATGTATCTCCTTTTTGTTTACGTTGTTTGAGCTGGTTAAAACAGTTTTCCGGTGTGGTATCAATATAGATATAAACATCGGGATACCATGCTTCTTTTTCGTAGGCTTTTTTGTAAACCTGGTCTTCAATATCAGTTTTTTCCATAATTTCCCAAAAAACTTCTTTTGAAGAAAGCGGGCTGCGTTCATAAATGACAAATCCAGGTTTTGTCTTCAAAGTTTGAAGAATTAACATCTGAAATAAAAATCCCCATCTTTTGGGATCGCTGTAATACAAATCAAGTGGCCACTCATCAATTGGCTCTCGTTTTACAACGAAACCTTGGTATTCTAATAAGTTCAATTGAGTTGTTTTACCTGAACCGATGTTCCCGTCAATCACGACCTTCATTTTTTAATTACTAAAAAGTTTTATTTTTTTAATAAATATTTGGCATTTTCAAAAGTGGTGTGTTACAAGACTGACATTGATTAACAAAATTATTGGGACGCTGAACTTTACCGACATTCTGTAAATTTTCAATTTGTTGAACAAGTTGGGGTCCTTGTTGTTGCAAAAGCTGTCTGTAGCCATAATTGTCTTGATACTGGACACCGTTTGTTTTCATTATATAATCATTGAGTAACTGGGCTGAAGTTCCAATTGTGAAACAACGACCATCGGCCATTCCTAAACGCTGTGACATATTTGTTATTTTATCATCACCCTTAGAAATTAATTTTTCACAATTTAATTTGTAAATTTGATCGAGTGAGTGCCCAAGAAGAAATACCCTTCTTACTTAAAAAACTGACCCACTGTTCAATTTTATACCCCAAAAACACACCAAACGTGTCAGTGGTTTCGGTCTTGCCAACTTTCAATTTTTCCTTGTTTAAAAATATTTGTTTGTTGATGATTTGGTATCCAAAAATAATCTCTTTGAGTGTTTCTGCACCAGTTAGAATAATCTTACCAGTGCTAAAAATACTCACCGTGATTTGTTTCATATCGGATGCGGGTTTGAACTTTATAATAACAGCCGAGTATCTATCAGGATTAAAGGAAACGGTGAAAATATCTTTGTATTTTGAAAACTCTTCGACAATTTCAAACAAGTTCAAATTGTAGTTCAAACTAAAATTCGTGTTAATTAAAACAATGCGGAAGTTATTGCTGGGGATTTCGGGTATGTTTAAGATGTGTTTAAAAATATATGAAATCTGAGTAATTATTCTTTTACAGTCGAAAATATCACAGCAGCCCGCGACGCAAATACTACCATTTGGGAAAATCTTGATTGACTTTTTGCTATAACAATCTTTATATGTCAAAGTTATCTGATTATAAAACTCACAACTGTGAACCATATTCCACTCAAAACCCTCGTGTTTGCTTCCCTTTTTACGAAGAACCAGTTTATTCTTCGTAAAAAAGTTGGTAATTTTTTCAATGTCAATTGTTAATTCCGGGTTCTTAGACACCATCGTTATCGTCGTAAGCTTGATAAAGGACGGAATGTGTTCAATTGGAAAAGATGATCGAATTTCATTCATCGACAGTATATAACTAAACATGTTGTTCGCGATAGAAGAATACATGTTTCTTTCTTTGTGTGTGTGTGTGTGTTTATCCATATATACGTTTGTTGATTTTAAACATAAAATTCTTTCATTTGAATATTTTCAGAAATGTTGTTCATTGTTCTATAATATGTCCTTCGATTATTCGGATATGTTTTATCGGTGCGAACACCAACAGGTATCCATTTAAAATTATTTGAATCGTACTTACATTCTACAATATCGTTCTCTGTAAACCAGGTAGGTGCTTCTCCATGTAAAATCTCACTTTGGAAAATTAAATTTCCCTTTTCTTGGATGTAAAGCCCCCAACTTTTATCCCTGTAAACCAACTGAAAATCAATTGTATTTTGTTCACCGGGTTTCCATTTGAAGAGTGTTTCATGAGTTCCTATACGAATTGGTTCATTCACAGGTGTAAATATAAGACCATCCGTGTTGAAATCCAAGTTAGGTAAATCGTTTTCACAAAAAAAATTTAAATTACTCATTTTTTGAAACTGTTTCATTTTGATTACGATAGGGTCTTTCGTAAGTCGCATGATTCCGTCAACGACCGGCTGTGCCATCATAACTCGATCACCCAAATTACGTTGTTTGACATCTTCTCCGTTTATCAATACTGCATCATAGACAAGAAAACACCACTTTCCATTTTTTTTATTTTTTACCAATTCTCCGTCCAAAATCGTTCCTTCATATGATTTCCTTGGTAAATTCAAAGAAACTAAAAATATATCTAGTTTTCGATTGACCAACAAACACATCTTGACTTCTCCATATTTAAATACAATCAACACGTGACGAACTCCATCTGTTTTTTCACACGCGACATATACATTGTTTTTCAATATTTGGAAATGTTTCCTTTCAATGGAAATAGGCTGAGGTCCTGGGAAAAATGGAGGAATTTTATTTTCATCACGTAATGTCCCCCATGCAGCATGTAAAAACTTAAGTATTACATTCTGTATAGGAGTTTCATTTTTAACTTTGTAGAGAACCGTATCATAAACAGAACACTTTTCGAGTTGGTCCTTCATTTTTTTATTAATTTATAGACTTAAATCTTTAGACTTGTGATACACCGGAAGCATTGAGAATATTACCCAAACACTCATGTTGAAAAATAGTTAAAATATTAGAGTTTATATAAGCCGCTATTTTAATACCTTTTACCTTGAAATTTTCAAACATTTCATCATTTTTTACGGGTAAAATAAGATTCTTTTTTTTATTTCTCATATGTTTCACTATGCTTTTTGAATCAATTGCCCAACATCTTGGATTCGTATTTTCAACTTTATAAATGTCATCTTTAATTTTTTGACCTACCTCTGTATCAAAATCAAGCGCGAGTTGTTCTTTTGGTTCACTGGTACCACTTGAAACTTTCTGTTTAAACTGTTCCCAATTAACACCTTCTCGAACACACGGACAAACCAAACAATTGTATCCTTCAAACTTATCCAATAACTTGAAAACACTTAACTCATCTGGTTGAATTGCATAATCAATAAACAAAATTCGATCACAATCTTTAATTTTTGACAAAATAAGTGTATTTTTGTCAAATGGATCATCTTTACAAAATGCAATCTCTTGTTGAAATCCATTTTGCATACAAATTAAATTAAGTTTTAAAAGTGTATGAAGTGTTCGAACATGACAAGAATTATTTCGAGTAATTACAATTGTTACAAGTTTCATTTTTTTTTTATTTATACACATTTTTATTTGTTTAAGTTCAATCTAATTGGAAATGAAAACCTTTTAGACGTTGCGGTTCAAATACTTTGAGCTGTGTAAAACGCCACGTTAATCCAAAACGCCTGTTCAAAAAATACACACTTGTGAGTTCAACAACCCCAACACCAGAATGTCGAGAGTATAAACCCTGTTCTGCTACACAACCCGACACTTTATTACCATTCGAATCAAAAATTGGAAATTTGATGGTATTGTCTGTATAGTTCGTATCGACTTTAACACGGAATTTCGGTTCACGGTCAGGAGTTTCTTTTATATTTGAATTGAAAAGTTTTTTGAGTTCTTCTTTATCCATTTGTTTTCCAAAAATTGCAGTAGATTGTTGCTCTACATCTTGAATGATGGTGTATTCCAAATTTCGTAAGAATTCGTAAAACTTCTTAACAAAGTTATCATCTTCATCCCACCCTTTCATTGCGAAATCCACATTATACTTAGTCGCACCCATTTCTGGTGTAAAACCAGAAATTCCAAAAGGCATATACATACGCGGAATCTGAAATTGTACAGGTTTATCATCAGAAGTTGTCAATTTTATTTTTTTACCTGACGGAATATATTCACTTATTTGCAAACCAGAGAAATCAGTGAATTTCATATTTTATTTATTTTAACAATAAAATTAATTCTTTATCTTCAAAAATGGTGTTTGAAATTTACACACACACACACTTTTATTTTTTAAATCTTGCACGCGACCATGTTGTTGAACGACCTACCAGAAGACATTCTTCATCTCATTTGGCAAAAGTATTACTCGACTTTTGTAATGGATGATTTTATGAAAAATTTGGACTTTGTGTGGCGCAATCCGTCGGAGCGTTTGATTATGTTGTGTCAAGACAATGGGACAATCCAACAAGGACACTCTTGCCTTGAAGACATGATTGAGGATGAAAATATGTGGGTGTGGAGAATTTGTACAAATAATAAATGTTTAAACTGTAAACATCATGGGTTTCCTTGTTTAAATTTGGCTTCATATGGGTTTGAAAATGAAAAATTAAAACTATTATGGAAACCTAATTTT